CAAAAACAAAACGCGCCAAGCCCGCAGCGGCTCAGCGCGTTTCAATTCAGACGGTCGCCTCTCGCTCCACGATTTCGCGGATCAGCTTGGCGACGGATGCGTGTGTGATCTCGTGGAAGCCGCGCCGCTGCGCAGCGTTCACGAGGCTATCGATGCGATGGGCCGGCACGCGATTTCTGCGTGCCCAATCCCGCGGAACGTGCTCTTCTTCCCCGAGGTCGGCCGCCAACGCTTTGTAGGCGTCGGAAAGCGCCCCAGGAGCCCAGAGGAGAACGATGTCTTGGATGCTTCGTAAACCGCTCATAAACTAACCGATAGCAGTATGCTATCGCGATGTCAAAGCGGAACGCTATCATCATCCGTGCTAGAAGCCGGTTGCGCGGGAGTATGCGAAAAAATTACGGAATTATACGCTTTAGGGGTTGACGCCCAAAGCGGGCGCATCTATATTTGATCCTGTCAGCGATGGGCTGACGAGGAGAGAGCAGATGACCACGCAAGATCGCGAATACGCCTTTGACAGAACCAACTGCGAATACGTGTACCGCATCCCCGGCCACTGCCACGGCGACGGCCAAGTCGATAGCGACGACGCCCCGGTGTGGTTGCTGACGGACGAGACCGCCGTGATCGACGCGGGCCTTGATCCGGCGGCGCTGCCGAAAGTGTCGCTGTAAATGGCCTCGCTCGTTTCGATTTACCGCCGCTTCCCCGACCGGGAGGCGGCGGTCTCGCATTTTGAGGCCGTCCGCTGGCCTGACGGCCCGCTCTGCCCCTATTGCGCCTCGCCCAAGGCCAGCCGCAACAATGACGGCTCGCGCACGCTGACGGCAGCGCGCTGGCAATGCCAAGCCTGCAAGCGGTCCTACAGCGTCACGGTAGGAACGATTTTCCACGGCTCGCACATCGACTTGCAGCGGTGGTTTTTGCTGATCGCGCTGATGCTCAATGCCAAAAAGGGGCTGTCCTCGATGCAGGCGGCGCGCGATCTTGAGATGCGCCAGCCGACCGTGTGGTCGATGATGCAGCGGGTTCGGGCGGCGATGGCCGATGATGGCGCGTTGCTCGCCGGATTGGTCGAGATGGACGAGGCTTACATCGGCGGCAAGCCGCGCAAGCGCAACCGGAGAGACGACGATGGCCCGCCCGCACCGCGCGGACGCGCCACGAACAAGCAGCCGATCATTGGCGCGGTCGATAGCAATTCGCTATTGACGCGCTATAGCAGTCTGCTATTGTGCTCCATACCGATTTGGAGCGCACGCAATGCCCGACCCCACGCAAATCACGTCGCAAGAAGCCGCTTCCCGCATTCTCTCGTTTCTGAAGGATGGCCGCCTCGTCCAAGGCACGTGGCATCGCCAGGACGGTGCGCGCGAGTTGGCGTGCATGATTGGCGCGATTGATCCGAAGATCACTGGCGCCGAGCAATGTCCCGCCGGCGTGATGCCGCAATGGCTCGCGTACGTCACGGTTTTGCTGTTCGACGGCCAAAGCAAAACCGATGCGATGGCATGGGCTGAGCGCTACGCGGGCCTCATGTCGCGCTGGCATGTGCTTGAGCCGGATGCGTGGCAGCGTGCTGAAGTGCGCTTCAAGATCGCGTGTGTTCGCAGCGCCATCGCGTCGGCCGAGCCAGTTTGCAAAGCCAAAGACTATTGGCCGAAGGTCGCGGCTGCAGTGCAGCAGGTATGTGACGCGCTCGAAGGCAACGGCGATCTGAAAGCCTACGCCGCCGCCGACGCCGCCGCCGACGCCGCCGCCGCCGCCGCCAGAGCCGCCGCCGACGCCGCCAGAGCCGCCGCCGCCGCCGCCGCCGCCTACGCCGCCGCCTATTCGTCGCTCGCAGCTACGCTGCTCGACACAATCGAACTGGAAGTTCTGTCGGCCGAATCTCTGGCGGAGCTGCCGTGATGTCCGACACGACCTACGACACGTGCGTCCGTCTCACCGCTGAAGCCCGCGCACGCGAGCTGGCTGACGAGCGCCAAGCGCTGACCGAGCCGACGATCGCCAGCGCGTGCGCGAAGGGCTACGGGCTCGCTTGCAAGGACCTCTACGCAGCGCAGGTGAACCTGCAGGCGTTCACGCGCGGCATGGTCGGCGCGCAGCTGCTGCCGAGCTACATCGCGGAAGCGCGTGAAGCGCTTAACCGCATCGAGCAAGCGCTGGTGACGCCATGAGCTTCGCCCGCATCTTCTTTCCGCTGTGGTTTTTGGTGATGGCGACGTACTGCGAGGCGCGTCAGTACGAGACGGCGCAGCTGACATTCTGCGTGGCCGAGCGATGACCGACGCCCGCCTCACCCTCACGGATCGAGCACACGACGCGCAATGCGCGCTGCAGACGATCAAGTCCTACGCATACGGCGGCCTCGCCACGGAAGACGAAGCGCGAGCGAGCGCCGCGGAGCTTCGCCGGCAAGTCGAACAAATCGAAGCGTCATTGGAGCAGATCAATGGCTGATACGATCGTGCTTCCAGCCGCCATTGATCTCGCGCGGCTCGCGGCGCCCTTCCCGCCAGAAGCCATCTCGTGGCGCGTCGGTGCAACCAACAGCGACAAGACCAAGGGTCTCGCGCTCGCCTACATCGACGCCCGCGATGTGATGAACCGTTTCGATGAAGTCTGCGGTCAGCTTGGCTGGCAGGACGAGTTTGTTGAAACGCCACGCGGTCGCGTCATGTGCCGCATTGGCATCCGCTCCGCCGAAGGCTGGGTGTGGAAAGGTGATGGCGCTGGCGAGACGGACGTGGAGTCCGAGAAAGGCGCGATCTCCGACGCATTGAAGCGTGCCGCCGTGCATTGGGGTGTTGGCCGTTATCTCTACGACATGCCTGCGACGTGGGTTGCGATCGAACAGCGCGGCAAGACAAGCGTCATCAAAGACAGTGAGCACGCAAGGCTGGCGCAGGTCGCGGGCGTGCAGAGCGCGCCACAGCAGCAACGCCGCACCAACGTCGTTACGAACCCGACGACGGGCAAAAAGATCGATACGGAAAGCGCGAACCAGCAACGCAAAGACAAGGCGTGGGAGCGCTTCACAGATCGCGTGCAGGGCTACGTCGAAGCGCGCGATATCGACGGCTTAAAGCAGTGGTTCAACAGCGACGAGATGGCGACGTACGTTGCCGGCTGGGTGTTCAAAGATCAGGCGAACGAACACTTCGACAAAGCGGTTGAGCATATCGAGAAACTGGAGCGGCGGTGAGCGAGTCGCGCACCTTCTACCTTCGCGGCCAGACCGCACGTCAGCTAGCGGCATCGTTCTGCCTAGCGGCGCAGGAAGGCTGGCGCGTTGTATTCAGTGAGCCAAAGCACAGCGATGTGCAGCGTGCGCGCATGAACGCGATGGCAGGTGATCTTTCCAGGCAAGTTCCTTGGTGCGGCATGACGCTGAGCAAGGACGATTGGAAGCGCTTCGCCACAGCCAAGCTCAAGAAGGACAAGATCGTTTTCGATTGCGACGACAAAGGACAGCCATCCGCACAATCGGGGCTCATCGTCATCGGCAAGTCCACGTCCGCAATGGGTGTGCGCGAAATGGGCGAAGTCATCACTTGGTTTGAATGGTTCGGCGCTCAACACGGCGTCGTGTGGGGCGATGAGGCCAAGAAGGTCGCTCAGCTTGAGGAAATGTGCCGGTGACGACCCTGCCCACCCAATCCGCAGACCTTTGCAGGGCTCGAACCCATCCTCTCGCCGCAAGCCGTCGCCGCCGAAGTTTCAAGCCGTGAGGATAAGCAGCCGTGAGCCGTTGGCGGACAGAAATCATCGGTGATGCGACGCTGATCCAGGGTGACTGCAGAGAAATCCTGCCGACGCTGGGCAAGGTCGATATCGTGGTGACTGATCCGCCGTATGGCGTCGATTACGCTCACTGGGACGGTGAGATACCCGAGTGGTTTGACGCGGCTCGCTCAATCAGCAGCGCGATGGCGTTCACTTGCGGCATGGAAAACGTGCGGCGCTACCCCGAGCCGGATTGGATTGTCTGCTGGGCGAAGCCGGGATCGACACGCCGCAATCGCACCGGAGGTTTCAACCACTGGGAGCCCGTGCTGTTCTATGGGGAACGTCGCATCTGGACCGATTTTATCTATCTGCCGGACTGTGTGAATCACGCTGAAAAAGGCGTAGATCATCCGTGCCCGAAGCCGGTTTCGCTAATGGGCCAACTCATCGAAAAACTCGACGGACGCTCTGTATGTGACCCCTTCATGGGAAGTGGCACAACGGGCGTTGCAGCCATCCAGCTCGGCCGTGCGTTCACGGGCATTGAGATCGAGCCCGCGTATTTTGAAATAGCGTGCCGCCGCGCTGAAGAGGCGTGGAAACAGCCGCGTCTGTTCACTGAACGCACCCCGCCGCCAACACAAGGAGCGCTTGGATTATGAGTAACGCCGCTTTCACGCCGGGGCCGTGGTCCTATCGCCTTGAGGGGCAACGGCACGTCATTTTCATCGAACGTCCTATTGGCGAGGCGGCGCTGGCGGCCATCGGCATGACAGCAGGCACCTTTCACGAGAGCGTCGCTAACGCTGCGCTAATCGCTAGTGCGCCTAATCTCTATGCCGCCGCGCTTGAAATGCGCGAGGCCCTCGACGTGGGTGGGCCGTGGGACGGCGCGCACGCTGTGCGGGTTAGCAACGCGCTGGAGGGCATTCGCGACGCCCTGGCCACAGCACACCCCGATCGACGCCAGCGAGGGCGGGTCCGAAGGTGTCGATGACGCGGCGCTCTCGACGAAGGAGCGCGCTGAATGATCTGGTTTGCGTTGCTGTGTGGCGTCGCGGGGCTCGCGTGCGGCGCCGGCGTTTGGTGGCACATGATCGGCTTTCTGCTGATCCCATCGCGCTCTGCGACGGCGCCGGCTTCTGAGAACACCGACCGGGAGAGTAAGTGATGGACGAGCGGACACTCACCGAATGCACCGTCTGCGAGGGTGACGGCTACTTACCTGAGTTCGACGACGACGAGCGCGACGAAGCGTTGGGTGTCGACACCTGCCCCGAGTGCGAGGGGCTAGGCTACGTCTCCGCATCGGCGCCGGCTGACGTGGTTTCAGGCCAAGGTGAGACGTGATGTTCGAGGCGCCGCTCTTTGACGATTTGCCGGCACCTGTCGTGGACAACAAATTCCACAACGGCAACGGCGACGACGGCAAACACTACTGGCTGTCGCCACCGGCTTATCTGGCGGATGTGCGACGGCGGTTCGGCGAGTTCTTCGACCCCTGCCCGTTTCCGAAGCCTGACGACTTCGACGGCCTCACCTGCGAGTGGGGGCCGGTGAACTACGTCAACCCACCGTTCGGATCCATCATCCACGAGGGCAAGAAGAAAGGCCCGACCGCATGGGTCCGCAAGGCGCTGGAGGAATGGCGCAAAGGTAAGACGGTCGTGTTCGTCTACCCGATCGACAAGTGGGTGCTGATGTTGGTTGAGGCGATCTTCGGCAAGCACGCCGACATCCGCAATCTGGGCGACGTGAAATGGCTTGCGACGGAGGACGGATCCGAGGGCAAAGGGACAGGCCGGCACATCGCCGAGTTCACGCTACGAGCGGAGCACGCGCCGCAACCAATCTGCCCCACGCCAGAGGATGCCGCGAGCGGAACAGGCCGGGGTGAGAAGCTGCCGTGACGCTCACCTATGGATCTGTGTGCAGCGGCATGGAAGCCGCCTCGCTCGCCTGGCAGCCGCTAGGCTGGCGCTGCGCATTCGTGAGTGAAATCGACAAAGCGCCGAGCGCGCTCTTGGCTCAGCGTTTTCCCGACGTTCCGAACTTCGGGGACATGACGAAGTTTGAGGAATGGCCCGATGTCTCAATTGACCTTCTTGCTGGAGGCACCCCCTGCCAAAGCTTCAGCGTCGCTGGCCTCCGGCGCGGCATCGCTGATCCGCGCGGTTCTCTCATGCTCACATACGGTGCAATTGCTAAACGCTATCGCCCCACCTGGCTTTTTTGGGAGAACGTCCCCGGAGTCCTGTCGTCTAACGGAGGACGCGACTTTGGCGCCTTCCTCGGGATGCTGGCAGAGCTCGGGTATGGGTTCGCCTACCGAGTTCTTGACGCTCAGTTCTTCGGACTGGCACAGCGCCGCAAGCGTGTGTTCGTTGTCGGCTATCTTGGAGACTGGCGACCACCTGCGGCCGTACTTTTTGAGCGCGAAAGCCTGCGCGGGGATTCTCCGCCGCGCCGCCAAGCGGGGGAAAGAATTGCCGGCACAGTTGCAGGCTGCGCTAACGGCGGTGGCGCGAACGGTCCTGGACGAACCGTCGATGACGCGGACACGCTGATCGCCTTTGGCTCAAAAGAGTACGCGCAAGACGCGGGCGATGTGAGCCCGCCGCTTCGGGCGATGGGTCACGCAGCGCTGGCCTTCGATGCTCGTCAGTCTGACGTGCTCCAGTACGGCGACATGAGCGGCCCGCTGGACACTGACGGCCACACCATAGGCATTCAAAGCGCATATGCCGTTCGCCGTCTCACGCCTCGAGAATGCGAACGCCTACAGGGCGCCCCCGACGATTGGACGCTTGTCACCTACCGCGGCAAGCCAATGGCAGACGGCCCTAGATACAAGATGATTGGCAATAGCTGGGCCGTCCCTTGTGTGCGCTGGATTGGAAACCGAATTGCTCACGTGGACATGTGCCTCAAGGCAGAGCGTGACGAAGTGAGAAGCGAGGCAAGGATTTTTCGGCGACGAAGACGGCGGCCCCGAAACGGCGCTCTGTTAAGACAGGCGCGCGAGGGCGGCCGTTTTGCTGTAGTCACCGTGGACCGTCCGTTTCATGTCGAGATGCAAACTGCGCAATACCAGAACTGCCCTCCAGAGGAGCCGTCCGAATGACCGGTAAAACCTACGACGGCGAAGTGTTCGGGCGCGCTCATATGTGGGAGCGTCTGGAAGATTGGGCCGCGCGCGGCTGGGAGCTTGTCTGCGTTTACCCGCGTGAGGCAACAAGGCCAGATGTATTGCAGGCCGTGTTTAAGCGAGTGCGCTCTATCGAGGCGCCGTCCGACAACCCAAAGGCCCAGGGAGAGCAGTAGCCGATGACTGTCACCTGCAACTGCGGACACACCGTCGAGAACTTCGATCAGACGCGCTATGTGATTTACGGCGGCGAGGATTGCGACGCGGTGGAGGGCTTTCACCCATGCACTTTCCATGTCGTCTACTGCATCCCTTGCGCTGATCAGGCAGCTACGTGGCCGGCGTTCTTGCCTAACCAAGAGGCCGCAGACGAGTGGCTAAGTCGCGCGAGCGATGAGCATTACGCGCGAAAGGACAAGCGCCATGAAGCAGCCGATTGACTTCATCAACTACGCCGCATGGGAGCAAGGCTACGTGCCGCCAACCAATCACCGCCTGATTGGGCGGCCGCAATTGTCCGCGCCGCCGCAGCGGATATTGCTCAGCGCAGCCGGCTCCCAAGCACTCCAACGTTGAACGAGGACAAACATGACTGATCCAATCCCATTCACAGAGCGCTATCCGGCAGACGGCCAACTTGTCACCGTTATGTCGGAGGGCTGGGTGCACCCGAAGGTGGCGACGTTCACGACAGACTTTGAAGAAAGCGGATTGCCGCGTCTGCTTGGTCAAGACGGGCGCCATTACTGGTTTCCAGAGCGAATGACTTGGCGTCCGCACTTCGAACTGAAGGTGGCGTCATGACGCCACCGAAGCGTGATCCCTACGGCGAGAACCCCGGACTGTATGACGGCTACGCTTGGTGCGACGAGTGCCAAGGCGATGGCGGTGGCGAGTATTGCAAGGGCTTCTCCCCTTCCATTGATGGCCCGGATTACGAGTGGATTGAGTGCAGCATGTGCGATGGCACCGGCCAACTCATGACGATGGAAAAGGCGTTGGAGGAAGACGCCAAGAAGCTTGAACAACTGAGCACCATTCGCGCGATCAACGGCGAGTCCGAGGCGTTCACGCTCGATGACGGCAGCGCTTGATCCAGAGGATGAGAAGCTGGTCTGGGAAATTGCGGAAGAGATGCGGGCCGACGATCAAGCCGCCGATCTCTATCGAGCGCTCGCGTACAATGCGCTCTGCGTTTTGCGCAAACGTGCCCAGGGAGAGCAACGCCTATCAACGGCGCCGGCCGAGCAGGTTCAAGGGCAAGGAGAGAAGTGATGGCGGATTCGCCCGAAGAACTCGCGCCGTGCGGCGAAGCGGGCGGGCTTCAATCTATGCGCGCCAACACGTTCTTCCCCCATAAGCGCGACTATCCAAGCGACTTGTCGGATTGCCGCGTGGCACGTCCCAAGCCGTTCCGGCTGGTCATATGGGAGCCGCTGCTGACGAACGCCCCGCAGCGTGCGCGCGCCTACTGCTGCTACGTTAAGACGGTGATCTTCTACAACGAGACCGACACGGACGGCCCTAACGAGTGGGACGCAATTGAGACCCGCCTAAGCTGGGATGACGTAGTGAGCTTTGAGGGCGATCTGTTCACCGTTGGTGGCGGCACTGTGAAGTGGGCCGATGGACGCTGGTGGATGTGCCGTCACGCCCGCCGTGTCGCGGACGACTTCTCACTACCTACGGTCTCAAGCACGGCGCCGTCCGACCTAGCGCAGCAGCGTGATGCCAAAGACGTGCTGCAACAGAAACGCGATGGCGCAGACGGCTAGGATGACCTCCAGGCCGCGTCGAATCCACGGCGGTTGCGCTGGAAGCGGGATGCGCTCCAAGGCCCAAAACGCAAGGCCGAAGATGAACAGAAAGGCCGCGAGTTGTACGATGTCCATGTGCTAGTCTCCTACTCTGCCGCGATCATGCGGCGCTCGTCAGTTTCGGGTTCTTCGCGCTCGTCCGCGCTCACTGGTTCAACCGGCGCTTCGTCTAGGAACGCTGCGTCGTCGTCACCGAGTTCTTCAGGAGGGGTTTCTTGGACAAGATCGCTGCTTTGAAGGCTAGCGTTGCCATCGTCGCTGCTGTTGTCTTGCTGGTTGGCGCCGGCGTCGGGGTGCAAATTGCCCCCATGCTCACGGCCCGAATGGTGGCCGGCTTCCTTGGTGTTGTCTCTGTCGTCTTGTTGTGGCTCATCTTCTATGAATCTTTCCGCCGCCGCTGACGGCGCGACGCCCGGGTTGTCCAGATCGATCGGCCCGGCTGGCGTTTGCGCGATGCGGTTGCCGCCGTCGTGCTCGACGCCCTGTTCATCTGGTGGAATATCTGGCGTCGTGTTGAGCTTCTGCTTTTTGCCTTTGGGCGCGCGGCGCAGATATTCACGTTCCTTCTGGCGTACGCGTATGAGCCTCTCGCCAGTTTCCGCGTCCACAATGTCTTCGCGCATCGGCTCCATCGGCTCCGGCACCACGGATGGCTGATCGCGTAGGTCTTCGATCCGGTGGCCTTCGTCAGCCCAGCCAGAGCGCAGCACGTCGCGCGGGTTCATGTGCAGCATCATGGCGATGGTCCACCACGCGCCGAGAATGCCGATGATCGTACACGCCACGGCAATGAGTGGCGGGCGGTACACCTTCACGCCCTCCGCGAACGAGTTCATGCCGGCGCCCACGTTGTCCTGCACCGTGACCTGCGTGTTGGCCGTAGGCGCTGCTGTAGCCTGCTGGACGGTCAGTTCTTCGATACGTGAGCGGAGACGGTCAGCGGCTTCAGCCGAGCCCATGGCGCGCGCGATGCGCTGGCGGTCAGCCGCCGGCACGCCTGGATCTGATTGCGCCTCACGAACGTAGGTGCGCCAGCCTTCGACGCCCGCGCGCGCTGCGCGTGCTTCGTTCGACGTGTTGCCCTCCGCCGTGATGCGGGAAAGCTCCGTCTGTGCGACCTGGAGGCGGGCTGCGATGGCTGCACGGTCGGCGTCGGCGCTTTGCTCCACCACGAGCGCGCTACGAACCTGATCCTGGCGGTTGTGATTCATGACCACCGTCCCGCTCACGATCACGATGGCGTTGCACAGAAGGCCCGCCGCAATGAGCGAACCGCGGCGCCAGGCGCCGTGCCCGCGCATGGCGAACTGCACCGGAAGCCACACCATGGAAATCATCACAATGGGCGCGGTCGCAGCCAGGAGGCCGATCAGCACCGGCGCGTTGCCGTTGAAGGCGAAATTCCAGATGAAGTGCAGCGGCTCGTTCCAGGCCGATGCGAAATCGAAATTCCAGTCGAGACGCCCCGTCGCTTCGATACAGAACAGCAGCGCCCAATAGACTTCCACGATGGCCGCGCAGACCGTGGCGGCGGCCGGGACCGTCAGCAGGAAGAAGCGGCCATGACCGTGTTCGGCGTGCGCTAACGCTGCTTTTGCCGCCTTCCGCTCCTCTGCTTTGTCCTTACGCTCGCGCCACCAGACGGCGGCTTTCAGTTTTGCGTCGTCAAAGAATTTCAGCATCAACCACCTGTGATCAGGCGCGCTGCCAGAAACCCGATTGCAAGCGCGCCGACGATGGCCAGCACAACAAGCACGGTGTTAATGCCGCCGCTCTGTTGCTTGGGAAGCGCATCGAGTGCGCGGTGAAGGGCGAGCGCAGCGGCTGTTTCTTGCGGAGGCTGCGGCGCGCGCGCGGCGATCATTGTTTCAATGCGGGCTAGCGCAGGTCCAATCTGGCGCATCTCGGCCTCAACCGTTGCCATGCGCTCAACCACTTTCCAGTGCTCACGCAAAGACGGGTAGCGCTCATCTGCTTCATCGGTCATCAAGGCCCCTCAGCCATTATTTTCCAGCGATCCAAGCGCCGACGCATAGGATGCACGCCACGGCGCAGATGAAGAGCAGCCAGCTCATTGGCTGCCGTCCAAAGTACGCGCCCACGCATTGCACTGGCGCAGCTGCTCAGCCGTCAGGCCGTATGCCGTGTCGAGTTGATCGCGCTCGCCCTGGAAAAATAAACCGGCAAGCTCTGCGCGTTCGCGTCGCCGCGCTTCATAGGCGATCCACTGGTCCCAGTTGGCAGCGGAAGGCTGCCCCGCTGGACGCTGGAGCGCGTCGGGCATCGGCGGCTCTTGGACCTCGCCCGGCTCCACAGGGGAAGCCAGACAGGCGGGCGAAACAACCACCGGCGCAATTACGGGCGCCGGATCACTGCGAAACCTCGCCACTGTCCCGCAAGCTCCAAGCGGGAGGCTCAGGGCTGTCAGCAATAACGTTTTGAATTTCACGCTGCCTTCTCCTTTCTCGTGCCGCCGCGCGCGCTTGTGCGGCGCGCTCGGCTTCCAGCGCGTCGGCTGACTGGCGCGCAACAGCGCGCGCGTCGGTCACTGCCGCCGCGTATTGCGACGCGCGCTCTCGCCACGCCTCGCGTTCGTCTTGTGCTTGCTCCATCGTCTGGCGGGCTTCGCGCAGGTTCGCCTTGGCGCTTTCGAGCCGCACGCTCTGGAAGCCCAGCAGGAGCGCCAACACGCTGACGAGGCCCGTCCAGATCATCCATGGTCGCACGCCGCCCAGGGCAAGCGCGGCGGGCGCGGCGAAGAACCGGCGCGGCGTGGCGGCGGGCGCGTCGAATGCCTGCCGGCGCGCCGCTAATGCCGCCTGGATGGCGTCGCGCTCGCGCTTCTCCTCAAGGGTCAGACGCGGCTTGGTCAGAAGCACTGTGAGCCGGCTTTCGGCGCCGTGCTCAATGTCCGAGGCCATGCGGACCTGCTCGCCCTCGTCCGTGGCGCTGGCCATCAGGGCGAGGCTGACGCGGGTTTCCCGTAGCTGGTCGGCGTGGGCTTCCTGCTCGCCAGCGTAGCGATAGCCGCGCGCGCCTGTGACGGCGGCGACAGCGCTGTGCGACAGGCGCTTAAAACCCCGCTCCAGGCGGGCCAGAGCGGGGCGTAGGGTCAAGGACTGTCTCCTGGGCGCGGACCGTCTGGAGACGGCCCTAAAGAGGGCGGCGAAGGGTCGAAAGGGATGCTGGGAGCAGTCCCCCTGGCCTGCTGGTCCATGCGTTCGGCGTGGCGCTGGCTCATGGCCTGCACGATGGGCCACAGGCAGGCGATGAAGCCGCCTACAGCCGTGAGCAGCGGACCAATGCCGCCGCCCATGTCGGGGACGTTCTGGCCTGTCTGTGCGGCGCGCTCGTAAGCGTCGGCAATGGCTGTCCCGACGCGGAAGAGGAAGAACGCAAAGCCGATGACGCCCAGCAGCGCGCAGACGGCGCCGGCCCATAGGATCATCGGGCGCGGCGCGCGGTGCATCCAGCCTTCCGGGCGTGTCATTGCGGCCAGCCCGCTTCCGGGTCGAAGGCTTCGATCTCTTCGCGACTCGCTGACATGAGGCCCGCCACCTTATCGTCCCGCACCTGCTCAATGCGGCGGCGCGTGCGCTCTGTCTCTTCCAGCGCGTCTAGTTCGTCCCGCTTTGCCGCGTTGTCGGGCCAACGGCCTTCGCTGACGCCCAGTGTGAAATTGCGAAGCTCGGCCAGCTGGGCGTAGTTGATTGCGGCTGGGAGGCGACGCAAGGCCGCTTGCATGACCATGCCGATGGCGGCTGTGCGGCGCTGATCGAGATTGTCGCCGAAGATGAACGCCGCGCCGCCGAACTCTTCGGGGTGCTCTTCGGCTAGCTCTTGTCCGAGTTCTGGGGCGGGTTCGGAGAAATCGGCGTCAGTTACAACGGCTTCGCTTCGGAAGTGATCAGCATCTCCATCGCCGACTTCATCCATGCCCTCTGTTGTGCCAGAGTCCACGTATTCCAGCCCGGCGGGCAATCGCAAAGATACGTCATCTCCGGCGCCCAGCTTGACGCCATCTGCGTCGCTGCCCACTCCACAGTCGCCTTTTCCCGCGCCAGCATCCTGCGTGTGTGCTTCATCCCCGGAATCTTCCACCAGTTCTCCCGGCTCGTCCAGCACAATGCGCGGCGGCGTGGCGCGATAGCGATCAGCCAGCCACTGCGCCGCCTCGTGGAACGTGTCCGGCGTGTCGGCGCTATACTTCGGATGCCCAGGCGGGATCGCGGCAATATTCTTCACGTAGATGTTGCCGTCAGGCGCCAAGCCGCCAATGCACGACCCGTGAAAGAATCCACCCCAGCCGTCATCCGGCGTCCAGCCAGCGGCAAGCAAGATGCGTTCGGCCTCGTCCATGCTTTGCTTCGCGTCCAGCGCATCACGGCCCGGCGTTGCTTCAGGAAAATCCGTCATCTGACAATCCCACCTTCAAACCTTGTCACCGATGCGTCCGGCACAATCTCAAACACGCCACCCACGCCTACGCAGCGGATTTGCGGCGTCACCGTCTCACCTTGAAGAAGCGCCATGCGGCCATTGACGCGCGCGCAATCGTACGTCGCCGCTTGCGCATAGTAGCTCGCAGCGCGGTTTGATCCTGCGCCTGAACGCTTTAAGCTCAACTCCCAGCGTGAGCCCGGCGTGATGGTGTTCGCGTGGAAAAGCTGAAGCGAAAATTCATAAACGCCCGTGACCGGCGCTTTGAACACGCCCGTTGCCGCATTAAAGCAGCCACCGTGATTGAACGATTGCCCCCACGCATTGATCGCCGTCGGCGTCCATGATGAATAGCTGCCGCTCGTTTTAAACGCGGCGAACGAGGCGCGAAGGTTCGTTATATCAAACGTCGCGCCAGGACCGATCCGCAGATAGGCTGGCAAGTCGGGGAAGTTCTCATAGCGCCAAGGGCCTTCGTGATCGGTCGATGCGCATGCCGCCACGTCTGTGCCTTCCACGGTCACGCCGCCGCCGCCGCACTCCAAAAACTCAAACACCTCGCCGCGTGAGCGTTGCGCGTTTGTTGGCCCCGCGCGAAAAATGATGCCCGGCTGGGAGTTGTCGCCCCAGTTGGCGATGGTCACATCCTCCCAAGTGTTGGAGTCGGTGTTGACCAAATCGAAAGCGGGCGCGTTTTTGTGGCAGATGTGCGGGAAGATAAACGTGTTCTTACAGACGTTCACATATTCTGTTCCCGTCGCCATGAAGCACTTACCAGATGCCGCTCCGACTTGCGCAATTTCGGCCTCAAGCCTGCCGGCGACAAGATCAGCGCGCTCTGGCGTGGCGTAGTCCACGACGCCTGCATGAATAGCAACCTCCGTTAGACCATTGGCGCTCACCTGAATATCGAACCCGGAGAGCGACCGCATGTCCAATGCGCGCGCCGCCACGTCGTTGCCGTAGAGCGCTAACCCGCGCAGAACGAATCCATGCAATTTGCGCGCGTTCGGCGCCGTCGCGACTTTGAGCATGGTCGCGCCAGCAGAGCCGGCCCAATTCAACGCAAAGCCGTAATCGCGAAGTCCTGGCGATACAGTGTGGAGAAAGCCGCCTCCGCCAGCAACCAACTTTACCGGATTGTGAAATACGATCTCTTGGCTGATGCTAACCGACACCGGCCCGTCGCGGTCAAACTCTTTGCCGTGCGCTTCAATCTCGCAGTGCGGATTGCGCGCGATGAAGTCCAGCAAGCGAACAAAGCCTGCATCGTTCTGCGCTGCGCTGTACGTGGACCGGATGCCGAAATCGTCGTGTAGAGTCGGCCTCATGTAAAACTCCTCGTCATCAGCTCACCAGGCTGTAAGGGCCGAAAGTAGCGCTTGACGACAAATCGCGAAGCGTTGCCGTCGCTGTGAAGCCGCCGCCTGACAGCGTCGCGCGAATGGCGATGGTGTCGCCGTTGGCAAAGGTCACGGTGTCGTTGGTGACAAAAGTCGTGAACGCACCGCCGTTCTTGGAATACTGAATGACACCCGCTGGCGGCGGCGTGACGCTCTCGAAACGGATCACGCCGCTACTGCCCGCCGGCACGGTCCATGTGCGTGTTGTGCTTGTGACTGTTGAAGCGCCCAGCGATGTCGCGCTGAGGCTGCCGCTCAGAGACATGCGCACGTTATCAAGCGCCGCCGCGAAAATTGCGCCGAGCATCAGGTTACACCGTGCAGCGTCCACTTGGACGAGCCGTGATAAACTGCGAGGGCGACGTTGTGAGCGAAGCTTGTGCCGGTCGCTGAATCCGTGTCGCGGATATACATTGTGTGTGCAGCGGGACGCGTGATGGTGCGCGCCGTGCCCGCCGGATCGATCAGCACCCAATCGCCGGTTGTCATGCCCGACGCAGGGAGAGTGACGCCGCCAGAGCATACAACGCGGCGGTTTCGGCTTGCGCTCGTAAGCGCGCCGGTTGTTTCACTAGATGCCAGTGTTGGCGAGGCAAGCGCGCCGGTTGTGAAATCAAGGCCACCTGTGACGTGCGCTGCGACAACGTTTCCGTTGTTGAAGTTGAAGACGCCGCCAGACGCTAAATAGAGGTCCGACCATGCTGCAGTTCCAGCACCTAGCGCTAAGCTGTCGTTGGTTGACGGGTAGAACGCCGATGCGTTGGGTTGAAGCACCATGCGAGACGCCATCGTCCCCGCTAGCGCCGCCCAGAACTCCAATCGCCCACCTTCTGCCCCCGCCGTTACGGAGGTTGCCAGGCAGTAAATTCGCGCCATCTCCGTCTGCGTGCCGGCAGAGTTAGAGAGATAATACGACATGTAAACGTTGTCGTTATCCGTGGGCGTGGCCCTATCGCCCTCAATGCGAAGCGCCCTTACTGATGCGTTGTCTGTGGTGTTTATAAACGTCCCGCTAGCCGTTGTATTCGCAGCGCCTTGACTCGCAGTAACGCTAGTCACGCTCGGCGTGAGCGTCAGGCTTACAGTATCCGCAGCTGTGAACTGTAGAAGCGGGCTGCCAGATGACCACGAAAGCGCAGCGACCGCGGTGAGGGTTGCATCCAACGGCTGCGCTGCGATCTGCCCGCTCTCTGGATTGAGCAGCAGGAAGCAGTCACCGCTTGCTTCGTACACCACGAAGTAAACGCCGCCAGCTACGATGTCACCGACCGCAAGCGCCGCCTGTGCTCCGCCCTTCTTGATCGTCTTGGCGCCAACGCCGTCAACGTTGAACGTTGGCGTGGTCGTCGTGTTGGAATAGCCAGCTTTGAAAACGAACCCCATGCCGGCGGCGTAAGCCGTGGAGATCGCGCCGGCTGCGTCTGACGTAAACGTCTGCGCATTGGCGCTGCCGCCGCTCGTCTTTGCGCCGAGGATCTGATTGGCGAACGCTTTGACGGCCGCCATTTCGGCGCGGGCGGAGTTGTTGAGGCTCGCGGGAGTTTGACCCTCCGCAAAGTTGATGTTGCTGTCAGCGCTCGCGTTGCTCGCAGCCGTAGTGGACCACGCTTTTTGTACGCCGACTGCCATCTAGTAATTTCCCCAAAGAAAAACCCCGCCGAAACGGGGTTGAAAGAAGAGGTTCATTCTTCGGGCCGACGCTTCGGCTTGAAGAGAATGAAATAGCCGATGATGAAGCCGAGCGGGATGCCTATCGCCGCCGCCACCATCCGCATTGTCGGAACGTCCATCACCGATCCTCCCTCGATGAGACGACACCCATGCCGCCCAAGCCGGAGAGATAAGCACCGCGCGTCCTTTCGAGTCGAGTCCGGTAGGCCCGGCGCTGCGCCTCGCGTTGCGCCCGCGAAAGCAGGCCGCGGCTCTCGCGTTGGAACTCACCTGCTGGCGTCAGATAGATGCGGCCCAGAACGTCCCGCTGGCGCTGGGCGCCGCGTTCGATGTTTTTGAGGATCGCACGGCGGAACGCCTGGCGCCCTACGGCTGTGAGGCCAAAGCCCAGCGCACCGCCCGTCAGCGCCCCCATCACTGGATCGTCTTGCGCGTTGGCCGCACCGAGGCCTGCGCCCGCAATTCCGGGGCTGAGCTGCATCAGCACGTTGCTTGTGATGCTGCCTTGCGAGGGACGAACGCGCTGGCCGAACTCGAACTTGCCGCTGATCTGGCGAAGCCGCGCAATCATCGGTTCGGCTTCCCGGCCATAGAGCGCACGCATCCGCGCTTGCGTGTTGTCGCCCAGGAGCGACATCGCCACGTTGCGGCGGCCGTCTCGGCCCGCTGCGCCGATCATGTTGGAAAGCGCGTCTTCTGCGCCTGCGACAAAGTACGGGCGCTCGGCTTCCGGCATCGCCAGCAAGTGACGGCGCAACGCTTCCGGCGTGGCAAAGCTTTGGCGCGTGAACGCTTGGCGGCCTTGCTCGATCGCACGGCGCGCGGCGCCGATGTCCGCCATCTGGCGACGCGCTGCATTGTAGCCGGGAATGATGCGTTCGATCCGGCCAAGCAATTGTTCGCGCGCGCCGGCAATGCTCGCATTCGTCATGTTGCGGATGCCCGGCTCTAGCCGGGTCGGGTCCGCAATCATGTCGTCCATCGCGACTTTTGTGTAATGCAGGCGATGTGTCAGGCTCTGCGCGGCATCAGGCGCAATCCGGCCCAGCGCCACGTCATCCGCGATCATGGCGCCAGCGCGTTCCCACGCTGCTTGTACAGCGCGGTGCTGCATCAGGGGCGATGCCTGAAGCTCGCGCGCCGCCGCCTGCGACTCCGCGCTGAGCTGTTGGCCCAGAACGGGCCGGTAAAGCTCTGGCCCTTGCGTGCGCCACGCTTGCTGCAATTCCTGCTCGAGCGCGTCACCAGAAGCGGGCGCGCGACCCAGCACGGCGCCCGTCACTTCGTCGGCTTGGTTGGCGGCGCGCTGCGTGAAGTAATCCTCTGCGCGCTGCCCGGTTTGGCCTGGAGCGCGCGCGAGTGCAGCAAGCCGGCCCTGCCCCGATTGGCCCATGACCTCGGCCACCGTCACCGTTGGGTCGGTGCGCGCCGCGTCCTGCATACGTGCGATCAGGTCCGCTTCGTCGCGCACGCCCAGATTTTGGTTCTGACGCGCCGTGGCCATGAGGTCCTGACGCGCCGTCTCAGCAATGCCCATGCGGCCAGGATTGGTTGGATAGCCAGTGACGCCCGAGAACCATCGCCGGCCCTGATTGACGAGAGCGGGTGCAGCTTCGCCAAGAATGGCCTGTGTACCGCCGCCAAACGCCGCGCCGAGGCCCGCGCCAGTCAGACCCATCTGCAAACGCTCTTCAGGCGTTTCACCCACGCCAGCGCCGCTGACGCCGCCCAGCGCCGCGCCGAGGCCAGCCGCTGAGCCAACACGACCAGCAACGCCTAGACCAACACGGCCAACCTTCGCCATGCCGAGGCCTGGTGCCAAATAACCGGTGATCTCACCAGCCGTTGTCGAAACGGGATGCACGCGGTTTGCTTCATCCAAATTCGACCGCGACTGCGCGACTTGGCGGTTATACGCCGTGTCGTAGTTGCCTCCGCTGAGCGCTGACATGGCGCCAGCGCCAACCCCCATCAGTTCATCACCCCAAGAGAGCGACAGGCTATCCCCCAGCCCGCGCATGAACGCCGTCCCGCGATCAATGCCGGCGATGCTGTTTAGTTCAGCGTCCGACATGCGCCGCACATCGCTTGGCCGTTGCTGGGCGCCACTCTGCCCTGCGAGGCGTCTCAGTTCTTGATCTGAGAGCCGGGTGGGATCGGTCATCGTCCAGTGTATCCGCCGGGTTGTTGACCATACGCCCCGCGCTGCCTGCGCTCGCGTTCACGGCGTGCGAGTTCAGCCCGCGCTTGCTCTGGCGTGATGCTCGCGCCTCCTGCCGGCGCTGGAGCGGCGCGCTGCTGGGCTGGAGCTTGTTGTGTTTGCTGTGGAAGCGGCGCGCTGCGGGTGACTTCTTGGAACTGCGGCGACTGCTGGAACGCCTGCTCGGCTCCGTTCAGCGTGCCGTATTGGCGCGCGTAGTCCTCATAGAAGTAGCGCCGGCCCTGCGCCAATTGTGACGCAGCTTGGTGGTAACGCATAATAGCTTGGTTCTGTGGGCCGGTGTTTTCCGTGCTGGGAACGCCCATCGCGTAGATGCGCTGCTCGTAGTCTGACGTGGCGCCACTGTCGGCCGGGCGCATGTAGGAGCGCATCTGCGCTGACGCCGCGCGCATCGCGGCGCGATTGGGATCCCAAAAGTTAGCCGGATTGTAGCGCGACAGTTCGCCAGTGCCGTTCGTCCCGTTGGCGCGCAGAAATTCCTCGCCCAGCATGTTGAGCGCCTGACCGCGCGCCGCGGACTCGCGCACCTGATCCATCAGCTGCGCGTCAGGCCCTCTGAGCGGGCGCTCAATGTTGGCGCGCGCAGCATCGATCTCCAGTGCCCGGGCGCGCATGCCCATCTCCTGGCTGAACTGCCGGTTCTGCATGTCAAGTTGCGCTTGCTGGTATGGGCTCAAAGGTTGCGTCGCGATGCCCCGCGCTTCTTGAGCCGCCGTGAACGCAGCCTCAGGATCAACGCTGGCGTCGGGATTATCCGACTGACGCCCCGCCCAATCCGTATAACGCTGACGCTGTTCATCGGCGCGCTGACGATCGGTGCGCATCCAGTCGAACTGCGTGTTCTGCAAGTTCTGCTGCGCCTTGGCCGCGCGTTCTTCGTTCGCCAAACGCTGCCGCTCGCGCTGGTCTTGCCCGTATCCGCGCAACGTGTCGGACACCACACCCCAATCGCCGCCGTTCTGTGACCCGGCCATGAGCGCCATGCCGATATTAAACAGCGGGCTTTCCATGCCCGATTGCAAACGGCTCATCCAGCCGCCCGGCGGCGTGCCTTGTCCTGGCGTCGCTTGCTTGTTCGGCGCCATCGCCACCGCCCCTTGCGGCAATTGCGGCGCTTGCGGCAACATCGACGGGTTCTGCCACTCAAAGCCCAGCTGCGGCGTTGCTCGCGGCTGCGTCAGTGCTGCGAGAGGCGACGCCTGCTGGAGCGCGAGAAAGCGAGAGAGGAGTGGCATTTGCGTTCCCTAGTAGCCGCCGGCTCCACCGAATGCGCCACGACTCTGCCGCATCGGCATAGTCTGCATGCGCATCTGCGGCGCCATCATCTGAGGCATCTGCGTGCCCGGTCCTTGGCCCTGCATCAGCGATTGCAGGTATTGTTGGAACTGCGGGTTGTTCGCGAACGCGCCTAGCATGCCTCCGCTTTGCGGTGCGCCCGGCCCAAAGCCCGGTGTGCGCGGATCCATTTGCGGCGTGAGCGGCGGACGACCGCCGCCCATCGGCTGCGGGAGAACCTGCGGGTTCATGGCTGCGGAAAGAAGGCCCATTAGCGGTGCATCCCGTTCAAGCGCATTTCCATCGCGCGACGGATGGCTTCTTCTTCCATCGCTCGCTGTTCGCGCTCACGGCGCAAGCGTGACGACTCCGAGCCAACGCTCAGCGCATATGGCACGATCGGCGTAGCGCCAGCCGGTCCCATCGCCATCGTAAGCGGGATAGAGGTCGCCGCCAGTGGCCCCATCATCGCGCCAGCGCGCGCACCGCCAATTGCGCCCTCGTTCGGATCGCCTCCAGCCGCTTGTTCGCTGTAGGCGCCCATCAAGCCACCGACGCCGCCGCCTAGTGCGCCCGTCACCATCAGGTAATTCATCAGCGCGTTCAGGTTCTCGCCCGTTTTGACCGCACTGCGGCTAGCGCCTCGTCCAGCGCGGGCCGCACCGCGCGCAACACTGCTCAACAGTCCCATCTTACAACGCTCCGTAATCAACCATCAGAACCCCTGATGGGTGCTTCACCACCGCATGCGGGGCGATCTCTTGAACTTCCTGCGCCATGACGCCGTGACGGCGCGGCTCGTTTGCGTCGTCCCACACGTAGTTGAAGTCGTACCAGCGATGGCCGCGCGGATCGGTGTAGGCGTAAGACACATCGCGCTTCACGCGCGCGTCGGAAGCCATAAACAAGCTGGCGATAGTTGATGCCGCGCCGAGCCCCTGCATCAGTCGGTTCGGCCCCGGCTGCGTGTTGGTCTGCGTTTGTGTCGAGCCCGAGAAATCCGGCAACCCGCTCATCATTTGCGAGTAGCGCGACAGATGATCCCACGGCGCGTTGGCATTGTAATTATACCGCGCCTGATCGGCGTTCATGTAGTTCTGCGCTTGGCCTTCGTACATGCCGCCAACGTCGAGCATCGATTGGCCGGGCATCATACCGTAGCTGTAGAGGCTGGGAAGCAATTCCTGCGCGCGCGCCGCGTCCTGATTGCCCTGGCTCCACATGCCGCCGGCAAGGTCGATGCCTTGTAGCGTGCGATTCATGCCCGAATCCCACAGCGCGCCTTGCGTCTGCTGCGCCTGCAAGCCGCGATTTCGCTCCGCTTCCGCAAGCGGCGTCATCATCTGATTGTAGAGACTGCCGATCTCGCGCGTCATCGCGCCCGAATGCGCGGCGTTGCCGCCATAGCGGCCCGCTTGCGCGAACTGCGCGTTGACCGCATTGCCGACATCGTTGGCCGCGTTCTGAAACAGACCCTGCGCATACTGATTGTTGCCGGTGCCGTATTGAGAGAGTCCGCTGATGGCTGGGTTATAGCCGAGCCCACCGCTCGCCGCGCCCATTGCCGCGCCCATTGCCGGGTTCCAGCCCGAGAGTGCGCGTTCGCTGGCATCGTTGGCGGCTTGCAAGTTCGGTGCGCCCTGCATGGCGTAGTTTTGCAGGTAGTCCAATCCGCTCTGTGTCTGCTGCGAGAACGGGACGACGGTCTGTCCGGGATAATAGCCGGGCGTGCCTTGGTTATAGAGCTCCCCACCCGCCTGCATGATGTTCGACCGCCACGCCTGCGTGACCGGATCGACTGCCGTGACGTTGCGAACCGTCGAACTGGACGTTTGTCCGCTTGAGCCGCCCATTAGATTTCACGCTCCAAAGTCACAAACTGACCCGTCAGCTTCCAGTGCGGCAGGGCTTTGAGCCATCCCTTGCGCGCACGCGGAATACGCACCGCGACACAGCCAAAGCCGCGCGCGAAGTCGTCAAATTCTTCGTCAACCAAAGGCCAGTCGCTGGCGTGATCTCCAGACGCTAGCAGGCAATCCAGAACCCGCGAGCCATCCGCTCTAATCGTGATGCACGTCACCATAACGGCCTGCACCGCATCGCCGCGCACGATCGCCAGAATCGGCCAATGCTCCAGATTTTCCAGAATGGTTCGGAGCATGAACTCGCCGCGGCTTTCGTCGCAGGCTTTCGCCAGAAGCGGCTCAATTACCGGCCATGCTTGCTGCATGATGCCGGGCGCAATGTGCACGAGAAACGGCTTGGGAGCTTCGCGCTCTAGAACGTGCTCAGGGCTGTGCGTTTCCAAGATCCATTCCTGTAGATGTAAAGATAACTCCCATCGGCGCAGACCTCGCCCTCGTAGCCATCGGCGCTGCTGCTCGCGGGCGTCTTCTCCGGCAAGCGCGGCAGGTCTTCGAGAATGTCGATCGCGCTCTTGATGTCTTCGCGCTGCCAGTTCGGCGTCACCTTCGGCGACTTACGCGGAAGCGCACTCACAGGCGCTCTGCCAAGCGAACAAGATCATCGTCCGCTAGTTGACGTAGCCGGCTCGGCTCCATTCCAGCGGCCAACAATCGACGTTTCGCCGCATCCACAATTGCTGGTGACAGTCCTGCCGCCCGAGCCGCGCCCACGACCCCGCGCCCCACGCCCAGCACCCCGCCAGGGATTGCGCCAAGCAAAGCGCCGCCAACCATGCCATCCAACACATGCCCACCATCAATGGTGCCGGTGTTTTGAAAGTCGCCGTAAGCGTTTAGTCCGCCGCCAGCCAACGCTCCATACGCCATCCCGGCCCCGGCCGTATTGGCATAGTGCTTGCCAAAAGAACGCGCACCGCGCCCAATCCTGCTCAACAGTCCCATCACCTCACCCCTCTTGCCGAACCCGGCTTGAACTCCACGCCGCGCACATACGTCCATGACGCTGCCGCCGGAATCTGCACCTTCGCCGCGTGATAAAAACCATTGGCGCCGCGCTGTGGGCAGCGCCCGCTCGCCTGCTGGCTCACTTGCGAGCCAAAGCTGATCGCATCGCCTGGCCGCACCTTCGCAGCAGCAACCGCCGTTGCTTCCGTCGTGTCGGCCATGGGCTTGACCCATTCGATTGACGCGCGCTGGCCATCGAACAGCACCGCCGGCGACATCTCGAAGCTTGCAGCCACGTTGGCGCCGGCAAAGCTCGCCAGCTTGTGATCCGTGTTCACTGCGCCGAAGTAGAACGCGCCGCCCTGATAGTACGGATCATCAAAGCTGATGGAGTAGTCTGTATCAAGATTGCCGGTGAGATCGTCCAGCGACACGCCAAGCGCAATTGCCGGCGCCAACACTTCCAACTGGATCGGCGCCCACGTCGCTTTGCCTAGCTCGTAATTGTAGAACAGCACGTGGTCTGGCGTATCAGAGCCAGCCGCGCTTGAAGCATAGCCGCACGCAAACACCCGGTTCTTCGGATCAATCGCCGCCGACATAGCGTACCAGTAGTCGCGGGCGCTATCGTCCAGAAACCAGCGGTCGAACTTCTCCAAGCCAATCGGCTTTGGCTGGCTCTCGAAGTCCCACATGTACCAGCCGTCTTCGGCAAGGAAGAAACAGCGCTGCCCGTACTGGATAAGGCTGTTCGGCTCGATGCAGCCTATGTTCTCCACCAGCTTATCAATCTGCATGATCACGTCGCCGCCGACGAAATAGACGCGGCGAATGCACTTTTCTTGGAAGACGTAAAGCGCTGCACGCGTCGTGGCGAAGCCGGTGATGTTGCCGCCGTCCGCGAACTCTTGTTCGTCGGAGAGGTTCACGCCAGCGGTCCAGCCTTCGCTATTGCCGATCGCGCTCCATTTGATCGCCATGCCCGACGAGCCAAGCGCGCCGAGAAAGACGAACTCACCATAGGTCGCGATGAACTTTGCCGTTCCCGGAGAGCCGGCCAGATCGGCAAACTGCGTCGCCGCCGAACTTGCGTCGATGTACTGGATCGCGTCCAGCCCGTTCGTCGCCAGCACGCGGTCGCCAAATGTGGCGAAGCGCCAGCGCGTCGTGGTGGTCGCCGTCGTGTATCCCCCGACCTTGCTGCGGTCGGTCCAGCCCGCCGCTTCCAGCTCATAGAGCTTGGTCGCATCGCCTGCGTACATGTGCGCCGCGTTGTCGATGTCGCGCACCGCCGCAATGCCCCGGCAGCGCGCCGTCATCGCGTCAGTGACGACGTTCAGCCCCTTCAGCGGACGATAGCTATTCAGCCCCGGCAAGCAGCCCTGTGCGTCGCGGAGGTGCGCGACCGGGTTCATGCTGTCGAGGTCGGGCAACCAATCGCCAAAATCACGCGCCGGCATCACTCAATCCCAGCAAATGGCGAACGCACCGACGCCTCTGGATCGAACAAGGCAAACACGCGCCCAGGATCGCCGGCGCCAAAGCCGCCGTAAGCCTCAGCGCCGCCGCCGTAGCCGCTGTCGCGAATGCCTTTAAATGTTACCCCCTGATACCCCATCGCCTCCGCTGCCGCTGCGATCTCGTGTGTGCTCACCGTTTGCGTCGTGCGCGGGAATGCGCGCCGCAACTGCTGCGGCAGAGCGCTCACCGGAATGGATCTGAACATGGTTCCCGGAGGCGCTTCGATGTGCAGCAAGCGCATGGACGCTTCGTCCACCATGCCGGGCATCACGTAAGCGCCATCCGCCGCCGCTGGCGCGTAAGACGATGCGACCTCAGGGCTCGAACTCCACCACCTGTCGCCCAAAGCGCTGCGTCTCTCAGCATCCGGCACAACACCGCGATAGACGCGCGTCAGCAGTCCGCCTGATCTACCTTGCCCCGCACTCCGAGCCGAACGCCGAGCTAAGCTACTCAGCAGCCCCACTTGCCGCCTTCTGCCGCGCCTGCGCTTCTGCTCTGTCGCGTGCGTCCTGTTCGCCCTTGGAGAATACGCGCGCCGTCCCTTCGTGTGCGCCGATACGGCACACGATGAGCTTGCCGCGCTCGTCGGTGCGTTCTTCAAACACTGGATCGGCCATTACATCGCCGGCCGTACTTTGCGGGTCGCTGAGCGGCGCATGTGCTCGCGGTCCAGCGCCTCGATCGCCGCGCCAATGGCCGGCGCACATGCCATGGCGCCCGCATCGTCGCGCAGATAGTCCCGCAGCACCGTCATCCGCGCCCAATGGCGAATAAGAAGCTCGCCCGTCGTCATCCAGTCGTTCGTGTCGGCGCTGGCGCTGAGCGTTGCTTCCTCAAACAACCCGCTCCATGTCAGCGTGTAAATCTGATCTGGTGTAGGATAGAGCCGCACGCGCGCGCCATACCGCATATATTTGTACGGCTCACCCTCGCTCGGGTTGCCGTCATAAAGCGACTCCATGTCAGCAAAGCTGATCGGGTCCAGTTCGTTCAGCTGCCCGTTCACCGTGACGCGCAGGCTGTCAAGTTGGATGAGGCCGCTATATTCCGAAACGTAGCTGTTGCTTGCCGTAGTCGAACTCGTAAGCGCCGCGCTGGTTGGCCCCTGCAAAAACCACCAATTGCGCGCCTTGTGCTGGCGGATGGCGTCGTTGATATGCGAGCCAATCACGCCAGGCGAAGACGATGAGCCGAGGTCGCTGCGCTCCAGTTCCGCAGCGATGCGGTCGATCATCGTTCCGTAAGTGCTCATTTAAGGCTCATCTTGCCTTTGATGCGCTTGGGCTTCGGAGGCGGTTGTGACACCGCCTCCTTCACCTCTTTCTGCGCTTGCGTCTGCGCCGCCACGATGCCGCGACGACGGCCAGGTGCGAGCGCGTTCATCACTGATCGTTGTCCGGGATGTAGGCGATGAACACTTCCGCCGCGCCGGTCGTCGCCGCCGTGCCGGTCAACCCGAGGGTTGCCGTCACAGTCGTTTCAGACGTGCAGTAGAACGTGCCGACCGCCTCATCGAGCGGAACGAACGTGGCCGTGGTCAGCGACAAGTCGGTGCCGAACAGATCGTCATCGGCGCCTGTGCCGATGTCGAGATAGTTGTTCGTACCCGCGTTGAACACGGTCGTGATGTGAACGCCGCTCAGAGCCTTGAGGATCAACGACCCCGCCGGAATCTTCACGATCGTCTTCACCACGCCGTTGTCGCCATAGACGATACCGACGCGGCCATAGTGGATTTGCTGCGTATGGAGCAGCCGTGCTGGTTGTGCCATTTTCAGCCCTCCTTAAGCAGCGTCAGCGGCGTAAGACGAAATAACGATCGTCCCGAAGTCGCTTGAGTTGAAACGAAGCTTCTTGATGCCGAAGATGTTGAGCGCGTTAACGCCGAGCTGACGCCCGTAGTCGAACGTCTCTTCCTGCACCTTCCACTCTTCCGGCCCGTAGCCTTGGCCGAAGCAAAGGCCGAGCGCCTGCGCGCCGCAGAAGATCGCACGGCGAACCGTGGTCACTGCCGCGCCAGTCAAAGAGTGAACGCCGTTCGGAACGCGCGTGCTCTCAACGAGGAGCGTCTTGTTGTAAACGCCGAGGCCGCCCTTGAAGAACATCGAGTCTTCGCCCTTGCCGCCTTGCAACATCGCCTTTTGCAGATCGGCCCAGTTCAGGGTCGTCGTGCTCGTGCGAAGCTGCGTGGTTTGCGTCGGGTGAACGAAGCAGACGTATTCGGCGCCGCCCGGCAAGCCGCTGATCGGACGGATCGGAACCAAGCCCGTCGAGCCGCCCGTTTGGGCAAGCTCAACCGCCTTGTCGATCATCGTCAGCGTCATTTCATCGCCGGTCGAGTCCAGCGCTTCGTCCGTTGACGTGCCGGCCTCTGTCCAAAGCTGACGGCCAGACGACGGCGCAACGATGGTGTTGCCGCCATTGTACTGAGCGCCAGACGTGCCGAGCGAGTTGGCCGGCGTGTAGCCCGCCAAGTGCGCAAAGCCGATATAATCCATGCGCGCCGCCCACCAGTCGGCGAGCGCGTCGTTCATTTCTCGGCCAAGCTTGAAGGGCACACGTTGCTGCGTGATCTTCACCTGCGAGCGGGTCGCGTGTGAGAGTTCAGTCAGCGACACGTTGTCCGTGTACGTGCTGATCGCTTCTTCGTTGCCCTCTTGGGTTTGGTTTTCAGTCACACCGTCGCCGGTGAGCTGCATGCGGAGGGTCACAGTGACCCGATCGCCGGCGCCCTTTTGGGTGTCGGATTCGATCATGCCGAGAGCGGATGACGAGTCTTTCCAGTACGGAGCCAAGACCGTGCGCTTCAATGCTTCGCGCGCGAGTCGCTTGGACCACAACTTGACGACTTCGGAATCGCCCGCGGCGTACGTTTTCGTCGCCATTGGGTTTAATCCTGATTGTGTTGGGGAAGTCGCGGTGCGGCGCTAGCCAAGCCCCTTCACGGGCGCTCGCTCTTGGTCACATTCACCGGCGCGGCTCTGACGTGGCCGCTCATCACGAAGGCTGGTTTAACGCCTCAGCAGGCGAGGCCGGTTTTACGTCCCGGCAGACGATACGAACGAAGCCCGCGCGCTCAGCGGCCGCGGATAGCGTCGCTCAGATACTTTTCCATCGCGCTATCAAAGGCAGCGCCCTCAAGGCTCGCGATCTGTTTCAGGTTCGTGCCGCTCTTGGCCGCTGCGCCGCCGCCCGAGAGCGTCTTAGAACTCGCTTGGCCCGCCTGCATCGCCGCCAGCGTCTCTGCCGCGGCCTTCGCGCCCGTTCCCTTCGGCTGATAGCCCATGCGCTTTGCCATCGCATAAGCCCACTCGGCCGGGTTCTTGTTGGCCTGCAACGCCTGTTGCGCCACGCTCACGGACCACGCCGCAACCTGCTGCTCAGCCACGTGCGGCGGATAGCCGGCCTCGGCCAGAAGCGCGCGCTGCGTGTCCAGCAGGTAATCGGTCGCGTCATCGTAATCGGGGTTCTGCGCTTTGAACTCGCCTTCGTAGTCTTCGACCGATTGGGCGACATACTGGAATTGCTGCTCCTGATGCGCCTGCTGGGCGATCTGCGCCTGGCGCTGCTGCTCGGCCGCATGGAGCTGCTGGAGCATGTTCTGCTGCTGAACAAGCCGCTGGCGCGCTTGCTCGGGGCTTTCGTACGGGTCCGGCGGCGGCGTCTGAAGCTGCTGGGCTAGCGTCTGTTGCTGCCACGCTTGGATGCGCTGCTCCATCGCAGAAATGTTCTGCTCATAGAGCCGCGCGCGCTGGGCTTCCTGCCGGCGCTGCTCGCGCTCAGCGCGGAGCGCCTTCTGGATGTTCTCGTACGTCTCTTTGGTCGGCGGCTTCCACTCTTCAGTCGCCGGCTCGCCTTCTTTGGCTTTGACGGGCGATGCGTCGTCGGTTTCGGGCTTCGGATTGCCGGGGCCATAATCGCCGTCGTCGGTCTTTTCTTCCGTCAGCGGCGCGGCGTCTTCCAGCGCGCTCAGTTCTGCTTCCAAATCGTCAGCCATTGCCTATTTTGCCTATGCTGCGAGGAGCAGAAGCTCCTCCTCTTCTTCGTCCTGCTGCGCATCAATAAGAGCCAGCATCGTGTTTATTTGCTGAGCCATCGCCACCAGCGCCGCTAACCGCGCCGCGCCTTCGTGATCGAATGGCTGCCTAAATCCGTGCTCATTGGCGCCGTCGCGAATGGCCTTAGCCAAAGTTCGCTTCGGCGGCCCCGACGCTAAGGCGATCTCTTCAACCTTGATCGCCGCAACAGTCTGGTCGCGTAAAAGCTCGAGCTCGCGCTCTTGCTCCCACAGCGGACGCGATCGACGCGGCCAGCGCCTGCGCCCTCGCAACGTGCCGCCAAGTTCTTCTTGGTCAAGCGTGCCGGTGAAGCTCGCCGTTCCAGCGAAGCTACCAGACAACGCGCCAATAATTGCGCCGCCGCTCTCGGGCTGGAAGTACGCGCCCCAGTAGTCGTCAAGCCAATACGGCGTGCCGAAATGCGAAGCACTCATGTCAGTTCGTACGTTATCGCTGTCCGGTTGCCGCTACTGTCAACCGTCGCAACAATCCGGTCCACGTCATCGGCAACCGCGTTCGCAAACGTGATTGTCGTCGTCCCCCCGCCAGACACCTTGCCGCCCGTCGCCGCCGCAATGAGCCGCAGCGCCTGGCGTAGTGTAAGGCCCGTTTCAATGTCTTCCTCGTCCAGCAAGTAGGACGAAAACCCAGCCGCCTCTAGCGTCACCGCTGGCGCGAAGCTGCCTGATAGCGAGCCCGTGCCGTAGCGCGTGGCCGTGAAGCTGGCAGATCCAGCAAACGCGCCGGCCATGAAGCCATCCGCCTTAACCGCACCCGTAAAGCTCGCCACGCCTGCAAACGAACCAGCAGCGTTAAGCGCCGCCGTGACGTTGCCCTCAAAGGCCGCCACGCCGGCAAACGACCCTGAGCCGCTGACCACCAGTTGCCCGGTGGCCGTGAAGTCCGCAAGGCCCGCAAACGATGCCGACAAGTTGCGGCCCGCTGCGATCGCGCCAGTCCACGCCGCCACGCCCTGCATCTCGTTTCGTGACGAGATCGCGCCGGGCTTCTGCGGCATGATCCATGTATATTTGTTGCTTCGTCCCGCTGGAACCGAAGCAAGTTCGGACGTGATGCCTTCGCCTGCGCTTAGGTTGCGCTTGCAGGCGATCTTATCCCAATTGCCGATCAGGGCGCTTGGGTAAGCGTTATTGCTGGCCGTCGCTCCGAAGATGCGAACCCCGGAGCTTGCATCCCTGAAGCCATTTTGAAGCAGGGCCAAGGCTAGCCCCCGTAAGCATAGTCGAAGTCCACCATGATCGTGCCGCCCGAGGTCGTCGCGCCCGTCTGGAACAGCAGGAACTGAATGTTGGCCCCGTCACGGATGCGCGGCAGCGACGGAAAGGCGTTGAGGAAGTCCACCTTCGTATAAAGGCCGGTCGCCGGAACCGGGATCGTCCAGAGCGGCTTGCACAAGCCGATGATGACCGTGCCCGAGGCGTGCGCCGTACCCGACCACACCAAGCTCACGATGTCTGAGACGCCCGTGTCGCCCGCCGCCAGCGGCAGGAATGGATTGTACTTATTCGCCGCCGTGCCGGTGTTGAGCAATTGCCCCACGCCGAGCGAAGCGGTCGAGGTAAACGTGGTCGTCGCACCCGCGCCGCCGCCCGTGTCCAGATAGTTGATAACACAGGTCGGCGCGTTCACGCCTAGCGCGGTGTCTGCCGCCACGAACAGGCGCAAGCCTTCGCCGTTGGCGTAGCGATCTCCCGTGCTGCTTGTGTTCGAGATCGCCGTCATGGTGACGGTCTTTGTGCCGGTCGTGCTGACGTTCGTACCTGAGAGCGGGACAAAGCCCACAAGGTCGATTGCCATCAAATACCAGGGCGCGCCAGCCGCCGCGACGCAGCAAGCGCCAGCGCCTAGGAAATGCTTGGTCGCCGTCGAGACGTTGCCGCCATGAGCAAGCACACCCTCTGACCATGTGTCGTCTGTCGCCACATAGGTCAGGTCCGTACCGGTGAACGTCGCCGCAGCCGGAAAGCCTGCGTGACCCGAAAGCAGCGTCCATGCGCCAGCCGTGCCGGCGCTCGCAAGCGTCTTGTTCGAGAAGACGTTGCCGTACTTCCCGTTTGTGGTGATCTGATTGATGAGGTCGTCTTGTGAGGTCCAGCCCATCGCTCAGTTCCACGTTGTTTCTAAGACGCCCGCCAGAATGGACGACGCCAGCGACCCGGCGTGTCCAGCGGCGAAAATGTCGAGCACCGCGCCGTCTTTGATCTGCTGCGGACGGTTGTTGATGATAGAGGCGAACTGATCGCACGCCCCGTAGCTGACCCCGCCGCTTGTGTCCCTGCGGCACTCTTGGGTCATGTATGCCGTTAAGAGCGGCTGCACGATCACAAGCGCCATAAGCCCACCGCCGCCCGCCGTGAATGTCACGCTCTCAATCGATTTGACGCCGCTATCGCCCGCTTGCAGGGCAAGGAATGGATGATAGCTCGTAGCCGAGCCCACGCTTGACGCCACCACTTGCCCGCCGCCTGCAACGGCGAAGGTGAAGTGGGTTTGGCTCGTGCGCCCCGCTACGCCGTCTTGGTTGGTGTAGCTGAAGGTAAACTGACCCGTGGTCGAAGCCGCTGACTGACCCACGGCAATGACTTGCCCGTAGTCATAACGCGGGATGGCGACATCGTTCACCATGTCCTGTTGCTCGCCCACCGCGTCGGTGTCCACGAACGGGTAGTAAAGCAGCAGATCGGCTAGGATGACTTGCTGGCGTCCATTGGCGGTCGAAGTCGTGCTGGACGCCGCGCTCATCATCTTCAAATCGCGCAGCCATTGCGTCGCAGGCGAAACACTCGGCACCGGAATGCCGCGCGTCGGGTCAACCTCCGCCGCTTCCAGCGGGCTCGACGCATAGAAGTTCGCAGCCGGCGCACCGGGAAAATAGCTGTAGTCCAGCCAAGCGCTCGTGGTCGTGGCCGTCGAAGAGATGGCCTTGCGGAAGCCGCTAACGTGGTATTGGCCCATATCTTCGGCGTCCGCGTATTCGCGGAGGTTCTTAAACCCCGCCATCAGTCTTCCGTGCCGTCCAGCTCGCCCGCCGCGAATTGCGGCTGGATGCCTGAGCTAATGGCAAGCGACGCCGAGAGCGCGCCCCTGTAGAGGATTTTTGACGTGCCAGACGACGACACCGTGATTGAGAAGTACGTCGCCGTCTCCGAGCCGCCCGTGCATTGCGGAAACTGAATAAGCGCCGCGTTCGTGACCGCGTTGCCCGTCACCGTCCAGCCCGCACCAGATCGCGCCACAGCCACACGCGCATAAGACGTGTAAGCGCATTCGCTCGTTGCCGCCGTGCCCGCTTCGCCGGGATCGGCAGTATGGAGAGCGACATAGAGCGACCCCGCCGTTGACGACCCACGCAAGCCCGTCGCATCGCCAATAAGCGCCGCGTCCGTGTTGTTGAAGATCAGCAGAAGCAGATCGTTCTCGAAAGTGTTGCCCTTGCTCATTCGATCCCCATTGCGCGGCCATCTTCACCGCGAATAACCTTTTTCGGACGGCTCAAAGCCTCCGCTAACGCCTGCAAGCCCATGCCTACAGCGTCGCTCGATCTGTCTTTGCCGTTGCGTTCTTTCTCGGCCCCGTCGCTGGCGGCAGCGTGATCGGCAGAGCGCATGGCCGAATCGTGCGCCATCTTCTCGCGCTCCATCTCGGCCTTGATGCCCAGTTCTGCCTCTTTCAACGCCAGCTCGCGCTGCTTGATGCGAAGCTCTAGGCCCTTAATCTCCGCGTCCACCGCGATCTTGCGCGCGTCCATCTCAAGCTTCAGCTTGTCGTTCTGCTCGCGCATTGCCGTCTCTTGCGCCCGCAGCACCGCTTCACGCTCACTGTTCATGTGGTCGAGTTGGGTCTTTTGCATCTCCAGCTTGACCCACTCGTTTTCCATCTGAAGCTTCTGCATCTCGCCTTGAATCTTCGCCATGTCGGCTTGCGCCTGCGCTGCCGCCGTCTGCGCCTCAATCTGCTCCTTGCTCGGCCCGGCGTTCTGTTGCGCCTGCTGCATGATCTGCTGTATTTCCATGACCAGCGATGCCGGCATGGGGCTGTATTCCATCATCTTCAGCCAAATCTGCGGAGGCAGGCCAAGCTTCGCCAGCGTCGGCGCAAAGCTCGTCAGGAACAGGAACGTGCGCTCCTTCTGGTTCGGCCCTGCCGGCGCTTCGTCAACGATCACATCGTACTTGATCGTCTCGGGCTGCTTGGCGAGTTGGGCATACCTGATATCGCCGTTGCGGCCCTGAATACGGATCAGGCGCCCGTCGCTCATGTACTTCGTGATGAGCTTTAGAAGCAGACGCCCCTGTATTCTGCGATAGCGCCGCAAGCTGTTGAAGAAGCCCGCTAGCACGCCATACGCAGCCTGCTTACGCTGCCAGTCCACCACGCCCGCCTGCTCGCGGTCGATAATGCCCAGCATCTCATTGTTGACGCCAGAGACGCCCGGCACCAGTTCCATCGTCAGGCCCAGCATCTTGTCGATCGCGCTTGGGTACTGACCCACTGGCTTGGGAATAATCTTGTTGCCCGACACGGCGCCCGGCTGAGCAAACACAATCGTGTCCGCCGCGGCCCAGTCCTGCTTTGCCTGCTCGGGGTCCTCAAACGCACTCGACTCAGCGACAAGGCCGCCCTTGGCCGTGGTGTCGATGATCCGCTGCAGTTGCGTGACTTGCTTGTTGAGCAAACGCTGCGGGTCACGCATGGCGCGCACCACGCCGTACCAGATGCCCTTGTTGCGATCGAGCTTACCGGTCACGCACTCCAGCGTGAACGCCTCTTCCGGCAGCTTCTCCGGCCCATCAATGATCTCGTCTGCGATGCGATACGCGCGATAATAGCAGCGGCCCTTAAACGGCTGACCAGGCGGCAAGCCAGCCGCAGCCAGCATGTCAGCTGCTTGCGCGTACTTGTCCGCCGGCCAATCCACCAGCTGCTGCGTGCCCGGGTCCATGAAGCGCACCCGGTCTTCCAGCTCATACCACTGGTATTCCGTGACCTCGATCTCGTCCTTGCGCAGATCGGGCTCGCCCTTGCCGTTGTAGGCGGCTTCGGGATCAGCGTCGTGGCGCTCTCTGGGGCCATCGCGATCACGACCAGTGCCGTAAGCTTCCGGGTCTATGCCCCAGCGCTCCGCCGCCTCGTCCTTGCTGAAGCGCTTCTTGCGCCGCTTGTAGCGTGCATCGGCAAGGTTCGGGCGCCGTGCACTCGGGTCCCAAGCCATCTCCAGCGGGTCAACGCGCTCTGTGACCGGCACCCCGTCCGGGTCCGTGTCATAGCTCATCCGCGTTTCGGTCCAGCCCATGCCGCAGATGATCGCGTCTCTGAACGCCTCGCTCTCTTCGTCGCCAGCGTCGCACTCGTCGCGGCTCCACTCGGCCGCCGCGGTCAGGACCTCATTGGCCTGCGCCGCTTCGTTCGTCGCTTGGCGCGGGTAGTAACGCACCTCTTGGCGGTTCGTGATCTCCGAGCCGCAAATGGCGCTGACGGTCGGGTCGATCTTGTTCAGGATCGCATAGAGCACACCCGCGTCTTCTGCGGTGCGCTTATCGTCTTCGGCGACCTGATCGCCGGCCACCATCGCAAAGCAATCGCGGGCCTCGTCGCGCCAGTCACTTTGCGAGCTCGATTGGATCGCCTTGTCCCAGGCGTTAAACTTGCGGATCAGCGCGTCAGACATCGAACCATTCGTGGCGAATCGCCCGAACCGCCGCTACCTGCGTCAGCTCATAGACGATGGCCGACGCGCTGCCGGTGCTTAGTTCAGCTTCGGCGCGCTGCTTTGCCTGCTCCAGCGTAGTGTGGAACGAAGGCTTGCCCTTGGACGGATAGCAGACAAAACGCTCATCCGGCCCCTTGATCTCATCAGATGACACTGGTCGCGCTCCGCTTTGGCGCCGGCTTGTTGCTGCCCGTTGTCAGCTTGGGCTCGCCATAATCGCACATCATCAGGCCGAAGGCGTCCGCGTCGTGGCTGTAGTCATGGTTCGGACCGCGATCCGCGCCCGTCTCTTCACTGATCTTTGGCGCATAGAGGCCCAACATAATCCTTCCGTCTTCGGTTGTGTCTGCGTTGAAGATGACCCGGCCAAAGTGCCGACGCGTCTGCTCAATCCGATACATCGCAGCGCCCGCGCCCTGATTCGGGATGACGCGCACATTGTTGAATTTCGCGTTTCGCCACGCGTCTTCCCATGTTTCCGCAGGCCCGCCCTCGTTGGCGCCGTCGTGCGGCAGAACGATATGCGCCTGGTCGTACCCACGCTCACGCAGCCAATGCACGTGAGCCGATAACGGCTGCCCCTGCGCGTTGTAGTGATCAAGCACCCTAATCTCGCGCGCCACGCGCTGAGTGATCCACATCACGTAATTGTCGGCCCTCGCGCCTTTGCCGCCAATGTCGTGATGCGAGTAAATGGGCAGCAGCGGATCTCTGAACACCCGCGTAATGCGCCCCTCTTGCTTGGCTTGCAGCAAGTTGAACGCGTAGTAGGCGCCCGTCGCCGCTGTCGCGAAAGCGCCCTCCCAAATGTGCTCGTACTGCTCTGGCCGATCGCGCTTGTCCCGTTGGCGCTCAGCCTCAAGCACTGCCGGGAACCATGGATTGTCCCGCCAATTGAGCTCGATGATCTTCACGTCTGCGTCCTTGGCGTCGCCGAAGCGCTTGTTCGTCGCGCTGGACTTCAGCCGCGGATTCCACGTCAGCCAAATCTCTGAGCCCTCTTCCCGAACCGTCGGGATAAGGACCACCCACGCCGCCTCGCTTACGTCTTCAGCCTCATCAATCCAGCACAACAGAATGCGCGCCTTGGACTTGATGCTGCTGAGGTTGCGAGCCAAGCCGACGAACAGATATTCAACCCGCCGGCACTTGGTGCGTATGAACGTCTCGCCGATCTCGTAAACGCTGCTCAGCCACGGATCGCTGCGAATGGCTGCAGCGACTTCCGAGAACGAGCTGTCGGCCAGCGAGTTCATAAACTGACGGCCGCACAGGATAACGCCTTCCCTGCCCTCAGCCGCAGCCTTGGCGCCGATCACAGCGCTCATCTTTGCGAAGCTGCGCGTCTTGGCTGACCCGCGCCCGCCCTTTGCGCCACGAAAGCGCGCCTTGCCCTCGAATACCGGGACTAGCTTGTCCGGTAGCTCAATCTCGTGCGTCTGATCGTACGCCACGGAGAACGATTTCGTTGATCACTTCGATTGGACCGCCATCGCCATCGCCATCGATCGGCTGCGTTGGCTTCCCGTATGCACGATCCAGGATCGAATCCAGCGCGCCCTTGCGTACCGCTTCCGCCTCAGCCGGATCGGCGCCAGCGACAAGGCCCGCCATCTTGGCTAGCTCCGTTATCGCCTTGGGGCCGTACTTGCGTGCAAGCTGGCGATCCTCGCGCTGCACCTTGTTCGGCGTGCCCGCTTGGCGCCCGCCTGTCTTTCGTCCCTTTGCCATCTAGGTAGGTCTACTTTTAGAACCTAGTTACTTGCCGTTCCCGGCTCTCTCGCCCCGCGCTCATACGGCGCGTCCTGGTACGTGTCCGTAATGGCCGGTACGCTTGCTTGCGGCACGCGGCCTATAGCGACACGCATGCTCATGACGTAGTTGTAACCCAATAGCGCGAGGCACCCGATGCCTACGGCTATGAGCATGCCCAGGAACACGCCTTGGAGCACGCCGTCTCTGTGCGCACCCTTGCCTATGAGCTTGGTGTGGCGGTCGAGTTCGCGCTCTTGGGCTTCGTGGATGCCGGCGATGCGATGGGCGTTGGCCAGATCGGCCTTCTCGATGTGAGCGCGGTACTCAGCCTCAAGCTTCTTGCGTGCTTCACGTGCGCCAGCGGCTTTAGCGCCCCGTAGGCGGGCATCGATCTTGGCCTTGCCTGGCAGCGCTGCGACCTCTTCGGCGGTCAGAACGCGGTCGTCTGGCGCGAGGTAGAGCACGTCAGCGCTCACGGCCACATCCCGCCAATCACAGTGATGGCCGCGCCAACGCAGAACACGCAAAAGCCCAGGACCAGCGATATGAAAATCGCAGCAGGCTTGCTCAGTTGCGGCTTGTCGCTCATGCGAGGTCCACGGCGAGCATGATCAACAGAGCGCCAA